CACGCACAAGTTTAACCTTGGTTTCTGCTAAGTCTTTCTTGTCTTCGTTGAATTCTGCAATTTCATTTGCAAGTGCTTCAACAACAAATTCTTCAAGTTTTCCGAAATTTTCTGCCATTGCAACTTGATCTTGATGTAGTTCACTAACTTCTTTAGTTAGTGTTTCCATTACAAATCCTTTTAGTAGTGTAGCGTTTTCACGCTGTGCTACTGCATATTTTGCTCGGGCTTCTGCTAATGATTTGCGGTCTTCTGCAAATTCAGCAATTTCTTCTGCTAAACGCTCGGACACAAGTGTATCGATAGCTTCCACCATCGTTGCCTTGTCTTGCTCGTATTTTTGAGCAAACTCTTCGCGTAGTTCAACAGTTGCTTGTTGACGATTCTCTTTGAGTTTCGTTTCCCAAGCTTCTTGAATTTCGTTGCGCACTTCTTCTGAAACAACATCGTTTTCAAAAAGAGTTTTTAGTGCATCCAACATATTATTGTCTCCTCGTTATTGGAGTTTACTAATCATATTGATTAGTGAATCCTTTAGATACTTTTGGGCCTTTGGATCGTGTCTTGTTGCCTGTGCTAATTCGTATGCCTTCATTCCGCCACGTGCATTCATTAAATGTTCGTATATTGGCGTTGGGTAGGCTCCAGGAGCACTTGGTTGTGCTACTACATCTACCGTTATAATTTCAAAGTCGCTAACGTTGCCGCTACCGTCTTCGCTTACGTTACCGCTACCACGTGACGAGACACCTAGTTTAACGCCTGATTCAAGCATCGTTTTAACTAGGTTTCCCATCGGTGTTGGTAGTATTTTCAATTTCCCATAACCGTTTGGTCCATCCATCCACATATCTGTGATCATATGGCTTACACGATCTAAGTTTACATTAAGTCCTTCTGGATGATCAACTTCACCGAGAACACTATATCCTCCAGATATTTGATCATTGAGAGTTTTGACAGCCCTACCAATTTCGTTTACAGGATATACACGTTGGTTTGCGTTACGCACTCCGCCCTGTATAACAATTCCCTTCATATAAAGGTCTTTGCCGCCCTTAGCGTTATCGGTAGACTCAACAACCATATTCGCCTGGTCGAACGTCAAATGCTCTCGTAAAAGATTGTTCATCTATTAGTCCTTAATATTATTTGCTGGTCAATGACTTCTTATTGTCAGCAGTTTCGCCTTGGCCTTTTTTCTCAGCGCCGTGGCCTTTTGGTTGTGCTTTCATTGACTTAGATGCTTTACCGCCTGGTACATTTACGTTACCAGTTGACATATCTTTTGCAGAGCCTACTTTTCCACCTTTTTCATCAGCACCTTGTGCTATGTTTCCAGCTTCGCCGCCCATATCGTTTGCACCAGCTAAAGTTGACTTAGTGTTTGCACCGTTGTCGCCCATATTTGCTGTTACTTTTTCGACATACTCTTTCATTGTTTCAATGTCATTCTTAGGTTTTTTTGATTCTTCAACTTCATCAGTTGCTTCTTCATCTTCGTCATCTTCGTCTGCTTCGCCAAAGTATTGAGACTCATCAGCCTCTTCTTCACCTTCTTCGTCGCCCATATCACTATCAGCTTCGTCGTCGGATCCTTCTTCACTATCGTCACCAGCCATCATTTTTTCAAATTCAGCTTTAAGATCGTCTAGTGCATCTTCTAGGTCTTCAACACGGTCTTCAACATCGCCGTCTTCTTCACCTTCATCTTCTTCACCTTCTTCGTCGTCATCCATAGACGCTTCGATGTCACCCATCATATCGTCTGCTGCATCGCCGCCCATTGGGTCAGCTTCGACTTCAAATTCTTCTAAGTCAAAGTTTTCGTCAAGATCTTCATCTGACTCATCAACTTCGTCATCAGACTCATCAACTTCTTCGTCAGTTGCTTCGTCGACTTCTTCGTCGGTTACTTCCTCTAAATCATTTTCTAAAATTCCTGCGTAGATGTCTCTCGACTTTTCTACTACAATCTCGTGAAATAGCTCTTCAGCGCCTGCCTTATCTTCGTTGATAAGACGCTCAAGCATTTCTTCAAATTTATTGCGATCTGCCATTTTCATTCTCCTATAAAGTTGTTACCTATGGTAAGGCTGTCATTTGTATTTACTATTTATGTGAAAAACTACGTAGATATAGGCTAAAAACGACTAGTTTATGAAAATATTAGGAAAGATTGAAAATTTTAATAAAATCATCAATTAAAATATGTTCTAAGTTGTCAAATTTATTTAGCTCATCTGGAATGTAGTTATCGTGTGCTATAATTCTTTTAAAGTTTATTTCTGGATTTTCACGTATTACAGTGGTTGTTTGACGCATCCAGTTTCCAAAAAAGGTTGCACTATCTGTTGATTTTTTATAATTTGCTGTATCAGCAAATATGTTATTAAATTGCTGGCCTTTACCTACGCCTCTATAATCAAAGCCTAAAATGTATATTGTTTTGTAACTGTGTTGTGCTGCAAGCCATAGCGCCGTTGGTCCGCTTGACCAGCCTTTACTAGGACTAAAAAAATTTAAATTTTGTATACGTTGATAAGATTTATTAGGATTAGTCCACACAGTATTATTGTGTTGAAATCCTGCTTTATTAATTTCTAAAACCATTTTTACATCAACTGCTATTAAATGGTCAGGTTGAAAAGTTCTATACACTGCGTTGCAAGCATATACTTTTCCTTTTGTTTTTATTTGTTCTAAATTAACCGGAAGTCTACTTTTACCGTTACCTATTACAAATGCAGTATCTTGTGCAGATACATTATCAACGTCAATAGTGTTTTCTAAAAGTTTAAGACGCTTTTCTTGGCGCCTTTGTTCTTTTAGTACTTTCCATTCTGCTTTAGTGTATTGTGACTTATCTATTTTTGCCATTAAATCCCTGCATCAGCGTTTGCTGCTACTCCATACATTTGACGAACAAAATCTAATTCTTTTTGTTGCTCAGTAGTATGTAGTTCAGATGCTTTGCGGGCTTTGTTTATTTGGCGCAATGTAAGACGTGTTTTGCGTGTGTCGCCTTTTTCTACAGGAGACTCGTCGTCTCTTGCTTCATAGCGATTATCCTCGATAGGCTCGAGCGTTTCTTTGTCGTAATAAAATAATTCACGTAGTATCATAACAGTATTTATATCGTTTGGTCAGTTGCTGGCGCTTCAGCAGCGGCTGCACCTAGATCAGCAGTTGCTGCCATCTCATCTCCGCCCATTGTAGGGTCGGGTTCTTCACCAGTAGTGTCTTCAATTGAACCTAAGTCCGAACTAATACCTGCCGAACTAATACCAGATCCGCGCATTTCGCCTGCTGCATCTGTTTCAGGCTGTGTTAGATTTTCATCATTTTCTTCACGCCATAGTCTTTCGTTTTCTGCAATTTCTTCAGCACTCATACCTAGGAAACGTTGCATTGCAAAGCGATTTGAAATATATGGAATAGCACTCATTTGTGTATATGTTGGTACACGAGCATTATCAATTTCAGCTTGTCTATAACTTGCAAAGTTTTGTGGTGGTTGGAAACGTAAATCAAACATTGCTGTATCAATGTTTAAACCTTTTTCTAACATATATGTTTTAAATTCTTGGTTTATCTCTTCAGCAACTAAATTTTGTAGTCTTTCACAATATGTATTAAATCTTAATTCTTGTATATAGGCTGTTCCAACTCTTCCGTCGCTGTACTGAGAACCGCCATCATCAGGCCCGGTTGGTAAGTAGCTACTAGGGATTCGTAAACCACGTACGAGCTTATTAGTAAAATATCTAAGGTCATCAATTTCTCCAAGGTTAGTTCCGCCTGGTAGTGTTTCAACTTTTGATCCACGCCCTTCAGCAGTTTGTGGGAAAAAGTAATCTTCGTTAATTGACAGCGGATTGTATGAACTGTCTATGACATTAGTGCCTCCGCCTGTTTGCGATGGGATACGTCTTTGATGTATTTCCGTCTTAACTCTTTCAACAAATTGCATCGCTAAGTGCGATGGCATATTGCCCACATCAACGTAGAATACTCTGCGCTCTGGCGCTCTTTGAACTCTGTAGATGATAATAGCATCTTCGAGTAATTCTTTTTGTTTAAATACTTTGAATATAGTTTCTAATAAACTATTACCAAAAGGATAATTTAGATCTAGTCCTTCACTTAAACTTAGATGCAATACGTGTTCTGCATCAACTGATATTTCGTTTTCACCTGTTTGAAATCTATTTCCGCCAGCACTGGTTGTTACGTTACCAACCATTCCACGAACGCCACCTTGTAAGTATCCGTCGCCGCCGCCAGTAGAATTGCCGTTTGTTTGATAAGGAGTAGTTGCTACCATATCAGCAAAGTTTAAATTAAAATCTTTAACTATATACTGCTCAGGTGTTTTACCTTGACTCTCATTAACAATAATTTTTGTAACTTTTGCAGGATCAACGTGAAATAATTTTTTAGTTTCTGGATCTCTAATAAAAAATTGATCTCCATACTTAAACACATTCCTCATTATACGGAACATACGTGTTTCGAAGTTTTGTAATTTACACCATTGCTTTAGGTACTGCTGAATGAGTGTAACTTCTGTATTAGTTGCTTTAGTTTTAAAGTCAATTAAGAAGGGTGTTTTATTTTGTGTGTTTTGTTGTGTTGTAAACTCAGCAAGGATATCAAGTGCAGCATTTACTTCACTGTCCATATCCATTGTATTGTATTGTCCGTAGCGTTCAACTCTGTTTGGCGAACCTACATATACATCAGGCAAGTAACTTGAATAGTTAGTGCGAGCTGGTCCAGGATTACTTCCGCTGCCTGCTCGGGTAAACGGTGAATAGCTTCCTTCTGGGTTATTTCCAGTTTGTACTGGAGTAAAATGTTTTTTCCAACTCATCTATTAATTATCCTATATGTAAGTTTCCGCTAATAGCTGGTACAATAGCTTTAGTGTAATCATTACCTTTATTCTGTGCAGTGATTAAAGTTTCAATCCTGGCTATAAGTGTATTTAACTGATCTGAGGAGCTTGAGCCACTAGAGCCGGATCCGCCTATCTGTCCACTTCCTACCATACTTGCTGCTGATACTCCTGTTCCGCCACCAAACATACCGCTATTATCTTCCGATAATACATCATTTAACTTATCTAGTGTGTCAACTAACTTCAACATACTAGTATTATACGCTTCTACGTTCGAATTGTCAAGTCCTGTTTGCATTCTTTCTAATTCAGTATTAAAATTAGACATTGTGCTAATATCTGCAAGTTCTGCTTTTAATAGTTTAGCTTGCTCTAATTGAAATCCGTAATTTAATGTTCCAAGTGCAGCAACATTTTCAGGTGTTGACACATTTGGCATTGGTTCTGGATTTGTAACTGCTGCTGTTGCAGTAGTACCTGGCTCGCCGCTATCGCCGCCACCAAATAATGATTTGCCTTCGCCACCAAGCCAACTTGGCAAATATTGTTTAAAGTTAGGCATTTCAAAGTCGAAACTAAAGAATCCTTTTACTTTATCAACGATGCCTTTAAATAATTCTGAAATACTTGGCATTTCCATATCACCAAAGCTAAAGAATCCAGTAACTGTTTCCCAAGCACCATTTACTAGATTGCTTATACTAAAGGAACTTTCGCCTTCACCAAATCCAAACCAACCTGTTACAGTTGCCCACGCATCTTTTGCAAGTTGACTAATACCAAATGCTGCTTCACCTTCTCCAAATCCAAACCATCCTGTTACGGTGTTCCACATAGCTTTTGCTGTATCGCTGATACTAAACGTAGTATCTAAGAAACTAAACCAACCTTTAACAGCTTCCCAAGCAACTTTACCTAATGCAGCAATACTAAAATCAGTTCCTTCCATACTAAACCAACCAGTAACACTTGCCCACATTTTTGTTCCAACAGCACCTATACTAAATGATTCGCCTTCGCCGAACGTAAACCATCCTTTGACAGTTTCCCACATAGTAGTAATTGGTGTCATTATGTCTATGCCAGCAAACCAATCGATTATACTTGTGAATACTCCGGTTATTGCATTCCAACTGTCAACAGCAAACCCTTTAATTGTCTCCCAGCCAAACATTGCTGCTAAACCTATTCCTATAAGTGCAAATGGTCCTGTTACTGCTGTAAATAATAGTGTGCCAATAACAGCGCCTAATCCAACTATTACAGTGTCCATACTTGGTAACAGACTTTTAAATGCCGAGCCTATAAAGTCTCCAAACATTGCGCCAACGTCTATACCTTTGCCGTCTTCGCTTGCAAATAAATTTTTAATTGCTTCGCCAAAGCCAACGTCGCCTATGTCAGTTACAAATTTCTGAAGTTTTGTTGAGGCATCTGCTACCCAAGTTTTAAAATTTGTCATAGCAGTTTGAAAACTTTCACTTTCAAGATAGTCTTTTAAGAATTTAACTCCCCCATCAGCCAGTGATGTCATCCCTGTGCCAAGATCGCCTATCAAGCCGCCGACTGTCTCTAGTATTTTACTATCAATTAATGCTTTTTCAAATGCACTTTTTACGTCTTGTATTGTTTGTTCAAAGTTAGCAAATGTGTCTGTTAAAGTAGTTCCCTTTGCTTGGTCTGCTCCCGCAGCAGAAGCATCTGCTAAACGTGCCATTTCTTTTTGTGCTGGATCTAACGTAGCTAATAACTGACTAAATCCGTCTTCGCCCATCAATGCACTTGTACCAGCAGCATCTAAACCTTTAGCAAACTGTTGAATTTGAGGAAGTAGTTCTCTAAATCTCTTTTGATATTCTTCTTGTGAAAGTTGGCCTGTTGCGTTAGCTTCTGCAAGATCAGCAAATCCCGGAACAACAGATGCTAGTTTTTCTGCAAATCCCGACTGTGCTGTTCCGTCTGCTAAGTCAGTCATCGCGTCTTGAAAATCTTTTCCTAGCATTCCGTCAAATGCTGAGTTAGCAGTAAAGTTAGTAAGTGCTTCACCTGATAATTTTGAAGCAAGAATATTGTAATTTGCTGCTGCCATTCGCGAATTCATTTCATCTTGTATTTCTTTGCGACTCTTTCCAGTAACTTTAGCAAGTTTATCAATTTCCATTAGATAATTTTGGGCGCCAGCAGTAAGTGATGCGTCAGATCTTCCTCTTAGTTGGCCGGATCTAGCCATCATTTCAATATAGTTACCAAATCCTTCATTTACGCTTTCTTGAGTAAATCCTAAACTTAATAGTCCTGCTTCTTGGCTTCTTAACTGTTTTGTCATTCGTCCCATACGAGCTGCACCTTCACCCGATGTGTTACCTAATAGACCTAAACTTTCTGAATTACTAGAAACCATTGCCGAAAACTGCTCTAAGCTAAGACCAGCTTCTGCACTAGCACCACGTATTGCCATCATATCGTTACCAAAGCCTGCGCCAACTTCACTTAGTTGTCTAAATGATTCTACACTGCTTTGAAAATACCCAGTAGCTTGACCTAATACACTGCCAAAGATAGGTACTGCTTCTAACACACCGCCAATAGTAGTGGCTTGTGTCATTGCTACACCAAAGTTCTTTGCAATGCCTGTTAATCCGCCAAGAACATTACCAACTGTACCAAATATGCCGCCAAAGCCAGCAGATAGTTTTTCAAATGCACTTGTGGAATCTTTTACTGCTTTGGTATTTGTTTGACGAGTTTTTGTTCCGCGGGTTGTAGCAGTAGTATATAAGTCTTGAGCTTTAGTCGCTGCTGCTGCACTTTTTCCACCACCAGAACCACCACCGGCTCCACCAGCTTTCATTACCTTTAGTAGTTCCTGTAGTGTAGCTTCTGCGGCTGGGCCGCCTGCTACGTCAACAATTTTTACTTCTTCAGCCACGTTTATGTTTCCTAAGTTATATACGCATATAAATAATAGAGATACATACTTATACATTGTATTTATACAGGAGAAAAGAGATGTCTAATATTAATACGCAACAACAAGCAAATCCGCTTAGTAAGTACTTTCGTCAGCCTAAGTTGTTTGCTGCTTTACCATCAAATGGTAAATTTTATCCAGCTGACTCGTTAGAAACTACAGAAACAGGTGAGTACGCAATATATTCAATGACAGCTAAAGACGAACTGACAATGAAAACTCCTGACGCACTATTAAATGGGCAGGCAACAGTTGAACTTATTAAAAGTTGTGTTCCAAATATCAAAGATCCTTGGAAATTACCTAGCATTGATTTAGATGCAATACTAATAGCAATACGTCTTGCTACTTACGGCGAAACAATGACGTTGCAAGTTAAAACACCAATTACCGGCG